ATCTAATTATAGAACAGATGGAAATTCCGTGTTTCTGGTTCAGCTTCATGAACGCCGTTTAATCGGTGCTTATGAAATTTAATTTTCATTAACCTGTGGTTTGTGGGTATTCAAAATAAACATTTATCTTGTAGATGGATCTAGATATGTAATTAACCCTTTAGATGATGGGTTAGTTAAATATGTAAAAGGAAATTTTTACGCAGGGTATAACATCGGTATCTCAAAAAATGAAGCAAAATCAATTAGTCATGAGTGGTTTTTTGAAGGCAGAGTAATCAGAAGACAACACATTGATAATATCGGTGTAACAGGAAGTAATATTATCTCTATTGAATTTTTGGAATGTAAGGAGTGATTATATGGACAAAAAGAGTTTAAAAGAAATCACATATTCAAGTGAGTATGTGGCTGAACTAGAAAATAAGATAGAATATTTAAAAGAAGAAAACGTAGAACTAAAACATAAATATTTTATTTCAGAATGTGAAATTCATCATCTTGAAATGTATAAGGAAGCGCTAAAAATGGCAATCACAAACGCTTTAATCATTGGTGGGTATGATTTTTGGGAAAAAGCTGCATCAAAATACGGCTTACAGCAACTTTATAGTAGAAGCATCTATAGAAACGCGCCAAACATCCATAAAGGTGTCTTAGAGTTCTATCTTTCATTAGTTGCGGATTCAAAAATAAAAGAGAACGAGGTGAGCAATAATGATTAACGCTGAAAAGTACCGAGACGAAATATTGGCGGTGACAAATAAACACGAATATTTTGCGCTTAAGGCAGACAATCCAACTGTAATTACAAGATGCAATGATGTGGAGCAATGTCGTGGGTGTTTGTTTGATAACGGTACGTGTTCTTCCGAGAAAATGAAATGGCTCTTATCAGAATACAAAGAGCCTGTTGAATTAACTAAATTAGAATATAATATTTTGACGTATATTCTTAAAAACACAGAATGCAGATATATCACCAGAAATAAATCAAGATCTCTGTGCGTACACTCTTATAAGCCAGTTAAAGATACGAAGTACGGTCATTGGACTGCAGTATGTGATAAAGTGAAATCCTGTGAAGTATTTAACAATTTATTCCCATTTATCAAATGGGAAGACTCAGAACCCACATTAATTCAAGGGGTTTTGAATAACTGTGAGGTGGTTGAGAGTGATTTATAAAGAAATATTAGATATGGTATCAGATTCAGCATATGACAAATTCATTAACGGCCTTGATTATGACGGATTGAAAAGTACGATTGTCGAATGTGCAACCAAAATTTACATTGCACAGATGCAACTTGAAAAAGAGAAGCTGCAAGAAGAATATGATGATCTTTATGAAGGGCATGACAAACTTTCTTATGATTGGGCACAATTAAAGAAAGAAAATAGAGAACTTAACAAAAAATACAATGAACTTCTTGAAGATTTTAACAGAATTAACAGCGAACCTCTTCTAAGAAAAATGACTATTGCTGAACTGAAGGAAAGGGGATTTTTAAGAAATGAGAGTAAATGAAGTGTTGACAAGAGTTGATGAAGATGAACTCTTTGACATCAGATGTAAAAGTTGGAATTTTTGTATACAAGGAACAAAATGGGAAATCACTCATAGTGACACATTCATGGATAACCATTTTGGAGATATGTTAGTAACTCATATTGAAGTAAATGATTTGCCAAGAGGTCACGCAATCATGCTATTGGTTGATTAAGAAGGAGTTCATAAGATGATATTTGTGTTCATTACGTTCATGATCATTCTTTGGATGATTATGATGTCTGGTTAAAGGAGATTGGATATGATGATTTGGATTATAATGATAGCAGCAGTGCTTATTTGGATTTTGATGACTGCATAATTCTCGGAGGTGTATGAATGACTACAGAAGAAACTAAACAGTATTTGAAAAACTACAAGAACATGATGCATAGAATAGAATATATTGATAACAAGCTAATCAATGTTAAATCAATACCTTATGATGATTCTTCAGTAGGATCATACGCAGAGCCAAAAACAAATAATGATTACATCATGATGAAGGATAAGTATCTTAAAGAAATGAGCAGTATAAGAGCATCAGTTGAAAGCATAGAAGATATGACTCTAAGAGATGTGTTGTTCTATCGATACATAGAATGTTTAGAGATATATGACATTGCTGATATCATGGATTGTTCTAATACATCTGTATTTGCTTATCTGCGTGATGCGATTAAAGAACTTTCAATTATTCTTGATTAATTCTTATTAAACTGTATTAATCTGCATTAATCAGAAGCGCACAGCACTTAAAAGGGTGCTAGTATGGTATTAGACAGAAATATATATAAGAGGACCGGGCTAAACAGTTTGGTCCTTTTTACATTAAGAATCATTAAGGAGAATAACAGATGAATGACATCAAGGTAACGCAGAAGCCTGTTGCTGATCTAATTCCTTATAGTCGTAATCCTAGAAGGAATGATGAAGCCGTTCCAATGGTGATGAACAGCATCAAGGAGTTTGGTTTTAAGGTTCCTATAGTTGTTGATAAGAATAATATCATCGTATGCGGTCATACAAGGTTTAAAGCAGCGCTAAAGCTAGGACTTGAGACAGTTCCATGCATAGTAGCCGATGACCTCTCAGACGAGCAGATTAAGGCTTTTAGACTAGCAGATAACAAGGTATCAGAGAGAGCTGAATGGGATTTTGAAATCCTAAGCGGTGAACTTGATGACATTATCAATATTGACATGGATTCATTTGGGTTTGAGTCAATTGATTTTGAAGATTATGAAGATTATGAGCATGAAGAAAACCAACAGGAAACGCAAAGAAGAGTTGAAAACATAGTTAATCTAGAGTACGGGCAGTTTGATGGTGAAGGAAAGTATGACATTCCTAAGCTGGAGCCTGTTACAGAACTACCACCAATTTCCGAATGGATAGGATTTAATTATGTATTATCTGACAATGATCCAACAGGCAAGGCAGTTCACTTCTTCATTGATGACTATCAATTTGAAAGAATTTGGAATAACCCACAGCGGTATGTTGAAAAATTAAGACAGTATGTCTGTGTCGCAACTCCTGACTTCTCGCCATATGGAGATATGCCACTTGCTACACAGATTTTCAACATTTATAGAAAAGCATGGGTTGGTGCATTCTTGCAGTCACAAGGTATAACAGTTATTCCGACAGTTCGAGCAAGTACAGACCCAAGAAGCATGGAGTTCTATCTGGACGGCATTCCTAAAAATAGCATTGTGCTGATCAGCAACATGTGGACAAAAGACAAAGAGGCTAGAAAGTACTTCTTTATGGCAAAATGATGGACGAATTAAAAGATGATGATGTGGAATACATAGAAACGTTTTCACAAGGAAGGTGGGGAAAATAATATGGCAAAAGGTTCAAGAGGCGGAAAAAGAGCAAAAAGAGCTTCTAACGCTAAATACAATGGTTTCAGTATTACTCGTAAAGATGGCACTACAAGCCACTATAAGGTTATTAACGGAAAAGTTCTGCCGGCTGTAGAGGCGGATGGGATTCATAATATGTTAAAAGGTATAGGCTCTAAAGACCCATGGCAGGTTGCATACGATCAGACTGGAAGCGTTGACGCCATTATTAAGCGTGTGAACAAGATTGGAAAAGGTAAAGCTTCTGTTCTATCTGATAAAGCTATTGACAAAATGAATGCTGACTATCTGAAAAAGCGTGAAGAATTCAGTAAAAGCGAGAGTGTAAGAAGCAGTAAAAAAGGTGTAAATAGACACAGTCTTTATTGGTCGGCAATGTAACGTTTAATGAGAGGGGGTGATAGTAATGGCAAAAAATGAGTTCGCAAACATGACACCAGAAGAAAGAAGAGAGAACGGCCGAAAAGGCGGAATAGCATCAGGCAAAGCGAAAAGAGAAAAGAGAGCCATTAAAGAAACCCTTGAACAATTATTGTCTATGCCTCTTAAAAATGGAAAGAAAGCCGATATTGAACGTATTAAGAGCATTGCAGCAATCAAAGGAAAAAACATCACTATGCAGGAGGCTATTGCCATATCTATGCTAAATAAAGCTGCTAAAGGAGATGTTCGAGCTGCCGAATATGTACGTGATACCATCGGACAAAAGCCGGACAATAACATGAATGTTGAAATGAGCGTTCCTGTCGTTTTCTATGGAGAGGATGACCTTGAATAATGAATTAAATGGCTTATATCTTCCTGACATAATCGGCAAAGGGTACAAGGATTTTTGGCATTATAAAGGCAGATATAGAGTCTGCAAAGGGTCACGAGGTTCTAAGAAATCAAAAACCACTGCTTTATGGTACATATATAACTTGATGAAATATCCTGATTCTAATCTGTTAGTAATTAGAAAAGTAGGAAGGACATTAAAAGACTCTTGTTATGCGGACTTAAAATGGGCATGTCACAGGCTTGGAGTTGATAAGTATTGGAATTTCACTTTGTCTCCTCTAGAGGCTACGTACATGCCCACAGGACAGAAAATCTATTTTCGTGGTCTTGACGATGCTTTTAAGATTACATCTATTGCGGTTGATAGAGGTTATTTATGCTGGATGTGGATTGAAGAAGCGTACGAAGTAATGAAAGAGACCGATTTCGACACTTTGGACGAATCAATAAGAGGTGCAACTCCAGCACCACTCTTTAAGCAGATAACAATTACTTTTAACCCGTGGAATGAGCGTCATTGGCTAAAGAAAAGGTTTTTTGATACTAAAGACGACGACATACTAGCATTGACTACTAATTATTTATGCAACGAGTGGCTTGATGCTTCTGATAAGCGTTTATTTGAAAGAATGAAAGTTAACAATCCTCGTCGTTATCAAGTGGCAGGATTAGGAAATTGGGGTATTGTTGAAGGTCTTATTTATGAGAATTGGAGAGAAGAAGATTTTACTATGATCACTGCAAGAGAGGCACGCGATGGCAAGGTTGGAATAATTAAAGATAAATTGAAAATGGCTGTAGGGTTAGACTTTGGTTACACAAATGACCCAACGGCTTTTTTCTTGGCTTTTTTAGACTTAGAAAATAAGAAGTTATATGTATATGATGAATTCTATGAAAAAGGCCTCACAAACAGAGCGATAGCCGACAGGATAATAGATTTGGGATACAGAAAAGAAAAGATAACTGCAGACTCTGCAGAGCCTAAGTCTATAGCAGAATTGAAAGGGTATGGCTTAAAACGTATTGAAGGCGCCAAGAAAGGAAAAGACAGTATCAATAACGGCATTCAATGGATACAGGATTTAGAAATCATTATTCATCCTCGCTGTGTGAATTTCATTACTGAAATATCTAATTACACGTGGGATACTGATAAATTTGGAACACGTTTAAATGTTCCTATTGATGACTTTAACCATCTGATGGATGCAATGCGATATGCATTAGAAAGATACATTACTAAACCAGATTGGCTAATCTAAAGAAAGGGGTGAGTGCATGCTGACAACTGAAGAAATTAATTTTTTTATAAATTTGGACAAGGGTTCAAAAATTAAAAGGTATGCAAGAAAGGGAAGAGATTACTATAAAGCAAATCATGATATTAAACATTACAGAATGTTCTATTATGATTCAGACGGAAACCTTGTCGAGGATACCACTAGAAGCAACACGAAAATAGCGCATACATTCTTTCATGAATTAGTAGATCAAGAAGTACAGTATATGCTATCTAATGACGAGGGCTTTGTTAAATCTGATGACCCCGAGCTCCAAAATAAATTAGATGATTATTTCAACTATAACGAGAATTTCATCGCTGAAATACACAAGCTTCTGACAGGATGTGTTTCAAAAGGGTTCGAATACATGTACGCATACAGGAACGAAGATGATGAATTATCTTTCATGTGTGCTGATTCGTTGGGAGTTGTAGAAGTAAGAGATAAAGATACAGATGACGGATGTTCATATGTTATCTATTGGTACATTGATAAGATTGTTAAAGAAGATAAGAAAATAAAGAAAATTCAAGTATGGAGTGCTAATGATGTAACGTATTACGTTCAGGAAGATGATGGGAAAATCATTTTAGATCCTGGAGAGTCTATCAATCCAAGATACCACGCGCTCTATAAAAAGAAGAGTGATAACAATATCTATGGAAAAAGTTTTGGATACATTCCATTCTTCAGGTTAGATAATAATGAAGACCAAAGAAGCGGTCTTTATATCATTAAAGACTTGATAGATGATTATGATTTGATGGCATCCAGCCTTTCTAACAATTTAATTGATTTTGACCATCCTTTATATGCTGTCAGCGGTTTTGAAGGGGATAACCTGGAAGAACTGCAGCAGAATATAAAAACTAAAAAAATGATTGGCGTTGGTGAGGGTGGAAACGTTGAAATCAAGACTATTGATATTCCTTTCCAAGCAAGACAGGCAAAATTGGATCTTGATGAAAAGAATATCTATAGGTTTGGTATGGGGCTGAACTCGGCTGGATTAAAAGACACGAATGCAACCACTAATATAGCAATTAAGGCTCTTTATTCATTGCTAGATTTAAAATGCTCCAAGCTAGAAATAAAATTAAAGCAGTTTATGCGAAAAATCCTCAAAGCAGTTTTAAAAGATATCAACGAACGTGAAGGAACAGATTATCAATCTAAACAGGTATACTTTAAGTTTATTCATAAGATTATGTCTAATGAGCAGGAACTAGCACAAACTAAATTGATTGAAGCACAAGCTAAGGAGACTTTTATTAACATCATGATCACTCTTTTTGACTATCTCCCTAGTGAAACAATTATTAAAGAAATATGTGCTTATTTAGACATTGATTATGAAGAAATCAAAGATAAACTTCCAAAGCCAAAAGAAGCCTATGAGCAAGTAGACAATGCGACTGATACATTAAACAATGTGGTGCCAGATGAATAAGAGACAGTTAGAAGTTGAAAAAGCCAAGATAAGAGAGGAAAAGAAGCTTCTTAAAGAATTAAAAAAGATATATGAAGATGCAGCCAAAGAAGTAGAACAGAAAATAAGGATTTCAAACGGTAAGATTGATTTACTTCTTTCTGTCTATGATGAATTAGATGATAAGCAGAAATCATTGCTTCAATCTCAGATATATCAGAAGAAGTTTCAAGAGAATCTCAAAAAGCAGTTAGATGAACTGATTGGAAATTTAAACGTTAACTCTTATGACAAGATTAACAGGTATCTAACAGATTCTTATTACACAGGATATATTGGAACCATGTACGATATTCAAGGCCAAGGCATTCCATTAATCACTCCTATCAATGAGAAGCAAGTCACGAGGGCCATGACATTAAATACTAAATTGAGCGTACCGCTGTATACTAGAATGGGTATTGATGTTGGAGTCCTCAAAAAGCAGATTGCAAAGCATATCTCAAGGGGCATAGCCACATCTTCACCATATGCACATATTGCTAGAAACATAGACGGAGCGTCTAATATTGGTTTTAATAAAGCAATGAGGATTGCTAGAACCGAAGGGCATAGAATACAGGTTCTTAGTGCCAATGACGCACAGCATGCAGCAAAAGCTAAAGGTTGTGAAGTAGTCAAGCAGTGGGATGCTACACTTGACGGAAGAACTAGACCAATGCACAGACTTCTTGATGGTAAACTTGCAGAAATAGACGAGCCTTTTGTGGTTGATGATATAGAAGTTATGTATCCTGGAGGCTTTGGGATTGCTTCGCAGGATGTAAACTGCAGATGTGCACTCCTTCAACGTGCTAAGTGGGCTTTAGATGCTGATGAACTGAAGACACTTAAAGAAAGAGCGGCTTATTATGGATTAGATAAAAGCGATGATTTTCGAGACTTTAGAGAAAAATATTTGATGGTATCTAATAGATTGAAAAGGTCAAATGATGATGGTAATATAAACATAGAAATAGACGGATTCGCGCCTTGCCTTATTGAATGCAAAACAGGCAGAGTGGTTAATACCACTGTAAAAGAAATGAAACGAAGTGAACTAAAAGGATATAATAAGTCGAGTGGATGGTATATTGATTGGTCTAAGGTTCCACATGATCAGACCATAAAAGCTATATTTGCAGAAGGTAACGAGGAAATACAAGGGCTTATAGCATATAAGCCTGTGTCTGAGAATTTTGCTGTAAAGATTCATTGGATAGTTGCCAACCCTAAAAGTAATGGCAATTTAGCGAAAAATAAAGAGTATAAAGGAATTGGTGCCCATTTATTTGCTATTGCAGCAAAGATTTCATTTGATGAGGGCTATGACGGCTATGTCCAAGCCCAAGCTGCAAACAGGAAGTTGCTAGAATATTATATTTGTAAATTAGGCGCAAAATTTATAAGCGGTTATAATTTTTACTTAGATACCGCAGTAGCAAAAGAGTTATTAGCAAAATGTAATTGGAGGGATGAATGATGAAAAGTAAATTTGAACCAATACCGGACCCAACAGAAGAAGATGGATTTGAAGGTGTATATGTTGTGGGTACAGAAGATGGTGAAGAAGAACCGCTATATGATTTGCGTGGTCTGACAAAGTATTTACAAGAGCATAATTTGGAGCAGTCAACAGAAGAGATATCAGAGATGTTTAAAATGTAAGATTTCATAATAAAAACGGTTTATAACAAGCCGTTTTTATTTTACCTTGAAAGGAGGTATTTAATGTCTGAAGGACTACGACCGCACAGACACTGTTATTTTGAAGTAGAATCAAAAAGATACTTTGATAAAAACAGAGGATGTGCAATCAGAAAAACGCACTATGAGTGCATGATATGCGGTCATGAGTTCTATGAAACAGTAGAACTTTCTCATGATCCACCGCAATACAAGAATAAAAACAATGTATTAAACAGAAATAGAAACAGAGGCTAGACGTAGGCTCTTTTTATTTTGCCCTGAACACGGCATTTAAAAGGTTTAAAAATTCATCCAGCATGATGTTAAAAAGGCAAACTTACACTGGCAGACACCAGATATAAAAACATAGTAAGTAATAGGAGTTATGATATGGATTTTTTAAAAGAGATTTTAGGTGAAACACTTTTTGAACAGGTTTTCAAAGCAATTAATGAATATAACGGTAATGAAGCCAACAAAGATAAACAAGTCAAAATTGGGAATCTTGCAAGCGGTGAGTACGTTGGAAAAGGTAAATATGATGCACTACAAAAAGAATTTGATTCAAGAGGGACAGAATTATTAAATGCTAATAATCTTATTGAAGACCTCAAAAAAACAGGCAAAAACGATAAAGCAATGCAAACTAAAATCGGTGAATATGAAACGGCTGTTGAAAATCTGAAGAAACAGTTAGATGAAGCAAAATTAAAGAGCGCAGTAAAAGTTGCTTTAATGTCTGAAAAGGCAGTTGATGTTGATTATTTAACTTATAAATTAAATGAAAAATTGAAAGAAAAGGGCGAAAGCTTAGAACTTGATGAAAATGAAAATATCAAAGGTTGGGAAAACACAGTGTCAGCATTAAAGACGCAGTTCCCAAATATGTTTGAAAATGCTTCGGACGATAATGGAGATGGTTATCAGAGAGTTGGCAATGGACAGTTAGATCATGGAAAAAATGATGGTTCATATACTAGAAAAGACATTTTAAAAATGCCTTACTCTGAAAGATTGAAAGTCTTCAACGAAGAACCTGAAGCATATCAAGAAGCAATGAACACAAAATAAAAAAATAAAAGGAGATAAAAAAATGCCAACAGTTACAACAATGAAAGATGTAATCAATCCTCAAGTTATGGGAGATATGATTGAAGCAAAAATTGATGCATTAGCTAAATTAACACCTTATGCGAAAGTTGATACTACTTTAGAAGGAACAGCAGGCGATACAAAGACAGTACCATCATGGAAGTATATTGGAGATGCAGAAGACTTTGATGTTGAAGAAGCATCAAAAACAGATAGCGAAATCAAGACAACAAATTTATCAGCCACTAGCAATACATTCACAATTAAATGTGCTGCTAAATCAGTCGGAATTTTACAGACAGTCATTAATTCCGGATTAGGAAATCCAATTGGTCAGGCCGAAACACAGTTAGCGAAAGCAATCATGGGCAAAGTTGATAATGACTTAGTTGATGCAGGATATACTACTAAGAATATCTATAATCCTGCAACATTAGCGGCTATCTCATACAATGGCATTGTAGATGCGGACGCTATCTTTGAAGATGAAGAAGACGGTATTGAAAAAGTATTATTTATTCATCCTTTACAGCATTCAACTTTAATGAAAGACGAAGATTTCAAGTCAGCGGATAAATTCGGCCAGTCTGTGTTAGTAAAAGGCGCTGTCGGAAAAATTGGAGATTGCTGGGTCAAGAAGTCTAAAAAAATTAAGTATATTGAATATGAAAAAGCAGATGATGGAACAATTACTATTGTAGAAGATGGAACAGCAGAGTCAGCAACCGCTAAGCACTTAAAGACTGTACAAAAAGGTTGTAAAGATGTTCTGAAGATCGGCGATAAAGTAAACGCACTTGGTGCGAAAGATAAGTATTATTTAGATCTTTTATTAAAAATGGAACCTGACTCAGCAGAAACTGAATACACCGAAGAAGAGCTACCAGCATTAACAATTTTCTTAAAGAAAGATACTCAGGTGGATCATGAGTGGTTTCCAAAAAAGCAGAAACACGACATTACTGCTACTAAATATTATGGAGTTGCAGTGACAAACGAAGCAAAAGTTTTGCTTGCTAAATTTGCAAAATAAGAAAAGAGGTGATTTTCTATGATCATGACAATTGAAGAGTTCAGGCTTTTGAATGATACAGATGACTCAGACGGAATCATCAAGATGAAATTAGAAGCCTTAGAATTGATGATTAGAAAATACACTAATAATAATTTCCAGATGCGCAATTTTAGAACGACCGCCAATATTTCAGACGGCCGTTTTTCTTTTAATGGTCCTCAATATTTTAAGGTTGGGGACACTGTACAGGTATCTAATTCATCTTTTAATGATGCATTATATACTGTGACAGAAGCAAATGAGCATGACTTTGCGGTTGACAAGCCTGTCAATAATGAGGCTCGTGTCTTATGCACTAAAGTGGAATATCCTGCTGACATTAAAATGGGTGTTATCAATCTACTGAAATGGGATAAAGAGAACAGAAGCAAGGTTGGAGTACAGTCAGAAACGATTTCTAGACACTCTGTGACCTATTTCAATATGGATGGGGATAATTCCTCTCTTGGCTATCCAAAGTCGCTCACAGGTTTTCTAAAGCCTTATATGAAAGCAAGGTTCTAATATGATAGGTGGAAATATTACAGCAGTTCTTCAAAAGTGCATCTATTCTTTTAACGAGATTGGTGAGCCTATTGAAGATTATGCGGAATCAATCTCTTTGTTTGGCTTCTTAGACTTATCAAGTGGTGATAGCCATTACACGAATTTCAACGCTAAGGTACAGGAATCAACTCATATTTTCATCTGTGATTATAAGGACTTAAAAGGCTATAAGGCTGATAACTCAAGACTGATTGTAAATGGTGAAATCTATGATGTAACTCTCATTGATGATCCGATGAATTTACATCAACACTTAGAGATATATCTACAGTACAAAGGAGCACAAGATGAGCGTACAGTTTGAAGATAACTCAATGTTTATAATCGATGAAATTGAGAATGCAGCTTTGAAGTTTCTTGAAGAAGCGAGCGGAGAACTTGAGTCACAAGTCAAAAGAAACACCAGAGTGGACACTGGTCAGTTAAAAAACTCGTGGGAGCACGTGGTAGATGCTGACAATATGATTGGTATTGTTGGTTCAGCAGAAGAAAACGCTATATGGGAAGAGTTCGGAACAGGTGAGTATGCTCTTAAAGGAAATGGTCGTAAAACCAAATGGAAGTATAAGCATCCTAAATACGGATGGGTTACCACTACAGGAAAAGCACCATCAAGAGCGCTTGAGAAAGCCAAGAACTCCTCTAAGAAAAAGATTCAAGCAAGAGCCGAGGAAATCTTTGGAGATATTGGAAAATGACACCAGAAGGCTTGAAATTTATTTCTAAGACATTAAAACCACTTGTGAACTATCATTTTCTTTATTACAAGACTGATAAGGTTGAATATCCTTATTGGGTTGGCGAGTACTTAGAAAATGAATACAGTGCAGAGACCAATTACCAAGGAACCACTTTTATTCTTACAGGTGTCACAAGAGGCAGTTATATAGAACTAGAAAAGCAAAAGGAAATTATTAAAAAGGCTCTCAAGGATAAGAGAGCTATCTTGTCGAACGGAGCAGGCATAGCCGTACATTATGACTACTCAATGCCGATTCGCACAGACGATATAGAATTGCAGAAAATACAGATTAATTTAACAATCCAAGAATGGGAGGTATAAATATATGGCAAATGAAATCATTCCTTCAAGTGGGATTACAGCCAAAACACCTGAAAACATTATGTTAGGTGCTGGAACTATTCATAAAGGCTTGAAGTATGAGGGTGGTAAATGGAACTTTGTAGAATCATTATTTTGTGCTACATCAGGCGGTGGTTCAGTAAGTTTTTCTCCCGAATTATTAGACTTAGATATTGATGGAGCAACAGTCAAATTCGTTGGTGGCACTCTAAAAGTCGGAGAAAGCGCGAAGATGAAATTTAAAATGGCAGAAATCACTCCTGATTTTATTAAAAAGTCTATCTTTGCTAAAGAAGCGGAAAACAGCACGGCAACAGGATATACAGAATTAGTGTCTAAGCCACAGATTGAGACAGGTGACTATTATGAACATCTAGCGTATGTTGGAAAGAAGATTGATGGAACTCCAATCATTGTTATTTTTGATAAGGCTTTATGTACATCAGGACTTTCCGTTGAAGGCGAAAATAAAAAGATGGTAGTACCTGAAGCAGAATTTGAATGCTATGCAGAATTAGAACAGGCTGATAAGAATGTACTACCTTATCACATTTATTACCCTAATGCGGTAGCTGCATAACCATTATTAAGAATTGAAAGGAGTTATTTATGGAATATAAATTAAGAAAACTAAAAGCAACAGATGCATTTTTAATCATTAAACTAATCAATAAGTTTGGCATTATGGAATTCAAAAAATGCTTTAATGCAAATGAGATTGCTAAACTAGCAGAGAATAAGGAAGGACTATCAAAAGAGGAACTAACTGAAAAAGTTGGTTTCAATATCATTCTTTCTTGTGTCTCTGTCATTTTTGAAAACATTGGCAAGTGTGAAAATGAGGTTTTTGAATTCTTGTCAGCCGTAAGCAATCTAAATAGAAAACAGGTTGAATGCTTATCACTTGCAGAACTTGCACAGATGATTATTGAAATCTTTCAAAAAGATGAATTCAAAGATTTTTACAAGGTTGTTTCTGGATTGCTGAAATAGGAGAAGTCGGCTTCATGGATTTGGTTTATAAGAGATATTCAAACCCCATGGAGCTGATTGATAACATGATCTCTTTTTCTAATTTTTCAGAGTTCATTTCTGAACTTGCTGACAATGTGTCAGACGAGAAGTTATACGACATTTGGAAATCAAAAGTTTATGACAAGTCATTTGCTGACTTTAAAAATGAAATGATGTCTAAGTGGAAGAAAAACACAGGAATTGAAACATCTGAAACAATGACCGATGAAGAGATGGAAACAACTATAAATGACTCCTATGAAATTCTTAACAGTTTTAATCCTAATCTTTAAGAAAAAGAGAGGGGGAAATAAATGTTAGAATTATTTAAACTCTTTGGTATTATCGGACTGAAAGGTGTCGATAAGACAAAGAAAGATTTAAAAGATACAACTAACACAGCAAAAGATGAATCCAGCAAACTAGAAAAACACGTTAGCAAAATAGGTGAGATTGCTCCTAAAGTTGGAAAGCTAGCGGTCAAGGGAGTTGCTGCAGCGGGTGCTGCAATAGGGACTATCACAAAGTTCGCTGTATCTTCTTACTCTGAATATGAGCAGTTAGTTGGTGGTGTCGAAACCTTATTCGGTGCTCAGGGCATGAGCCTAAAGAAGTACGCTAAATCAATCGGCGAGACTGTCGGACAAGCGAAAGGAAAATATGATCAGTTAATACAGGCACAGACGGACGTTATGAATAATGCAAAAGTAGCATATAAGACGGCTGGAATGAGTGCGAATGATTATATGAACACTATTACTTCTTTTGCTGCAGCATTAAAGCAATCAACAGCCAATGAGACAGAAGCGGCTAAGGTTGCTAATATGGCTGTTATTGATATGGCTGATAATGCGAATAAGATGGGTACCAACATGGAAGATATCCAAAACGCTTATCAGGGGTTCTCAAAGCAGAACTACACAATGTTGGATAACTTAAAATTGGGATACGGTGGTACTAAGTCAGAAATGGAGCGACTTTTACAGGACGCTGAAAAACTGACAGGTATACATTATGATATTAATAATTTAAGTGATGTATACAAAGCAATTAACGCTATTCAAGGCAAACTCGGAATAACTGGTACTACTGGCGAAGAAGCGATGAAAACCATCGACGGTGCTATGAAGATGACAAAAGCGTCATGGGATAACCTTTTAACAGGTTTAGCAGACCCTAAACAGGCAGTCGGACCGCTTATTAGTGAATTTACTAATAGTTTGGGAATTCTTGCTAAAAATGTAACTCCAAAAATCAAAGAGGTATTTAATGCGCTTCCTGATGCACTAATACAGATAACTCCACAGTTGATGAATACGATTATTGATTTAGCACCATCATTAATCCTTGCAGCTATTAATTTAGTGGCTGGGCTAATCGGTGCGCTCCCAGGAATATTGGAACCGATTTTTTCAGAATTAACAGATATATTCAATAAGATTCCTCAATTCTTGAAAGGAAATGCGAATATAGTAGATGGTTTCCTAAAATCTATTGACAGCGGGAAGCCTTCAATAGCTGCAAAAGGAATAGAGATGATAACGGCGCTTATTAACGCTATTATAAATAGTCTTCCTATTATTATTCAGATAGGTGCGAAAATAATTGACAGTTTAGGAAGTTCTATATCTTCAAATATGCCTTCGTTCTTGTCGAGATTTCTTGATATTCTAATTCAGTTATCACAGGCTATTTTGACTTATCTTCCTGTACTTGTGGGAATGGGAATGAAGTTAATCTTTTCTTTAGTTCAAGGATTAATGAGTTCATTGCCTACTTTAATATCTAAAGTGCCTACTATCATAGCGAACCTAGCAGATGCATTTTCTAACAGTGCTCAGACTATTTTTGTGTGGGGAATTAAGATTATTGCGGAAATCATTAAAGGATTAGTAATGGCTATTCCTTCATTAATTGCGAATATCCCTAAAATTATTTATGCCATTTTTGCTGTGTGGAATGCTATCAATTGGTGGAACTTAGGAAAAGGGCTTATCAGTGGAATTGCTAAAGGTATAAGCGGCATGGGTGGTTCTCTTGTCAATACAGCAAAGAACTTATTTAACAGTCTAAAAAGTCATGTATCAAGCATTTTCAACAACATCAAGAATGTAATTCAAAGTCCTATGTTTGATGCCAAGACGAAAGTGTTATGGATTGTAAAAGAATTACAAAATGGTGTGAAAGTTGCTTTTAACTTCATTAAGTCACATGCCTCAAGTGTGTGGAATGGTATTAAGAGTGCTATCATGTCTCCAATGAGTGCTGCTGCTAATTTTGTGAAAGCCATCATAAGCAAAATTAAAGGATTCTTTAATTTTAAAATCTCATGGCCTCATATTCCGTTACCTCATTTTAATATCAAACCTAACGGCTGGAACGTTGGGGATTTATTAAAGGGAAAAATCCCATCACTAGGCATTAAATGGTACGCTCAAGCGATGGATAACCCAATGATCTTGGATGCTCCGACTATTTTCGGAATGTCAAACGGTCAGATGCTCGGTGCTGGAGAAGCAGGCGCTGAAGTTGTGGCTGGAAGAGATACATTAATGAAGATGATTAATCAGGCATCTAACAATAGAGCTGATGAAATCCTAGAAGCATTGCATAGAATCATCGCTTTATTATCTGACGAAGATAGAATGCACGATATTATCGTAAAAGCTTTAAATGACGGCTCTTTCGTTGTTATGTTAGATGGCAGAGAAGTAGGAAGGATAGTGAGAAAATATGCTGGATAAAATTAAACATACAAATTCAAACAATGAAACACTAGACTTTACTTCTCTTGGTATCTTTGTAAATTACAATGATTTGAGAGATTTTGAGTGGAGCGTTAAAACGAATAATAATAGGATTACAGGATTTTATAAAGGAGTTGTCACTAAGACAATTCCTTTTGTCTTACTTGTTGATCAGCAGAAAGCCAATGAGATTAAAAACCAATTTTATGAGCATTTTGAAATAGACATACTTAAAAAAGAAAAAGGATATTTTGAAATCAATGGTTATAAATATTATTGCTATGCAATCAAGTCCACTAAAAGCAAATATCTAATTGATAAAAGGCTTTTATACTTAAGTGTTGAAATCACTACAGACGACTCTTATTGGATAAGAGAGACAACATATACAGCTGACTTCACTTCAAGCAGTTCAAGAACTGTTACAAAGTATCCTTTTGCGTATCCTTTTACTTATTCAGTACCGAAGACGGTCAACATTGTAAATGAATCATTTACTGATACAGACATGATCATGCGAATATATGGAAGATGTACGAATCCTATCATCAATATCAGTGATAACACTTATCAGTTATATGTGACTTTAAATGCTGAAGAATATGCAGAGATTGACACATTCAAGAAGACTATTACAAAGTATTCTTCTAATGGTGTGCAGTCCAATATATTTAATGCACGTAACAAGTCATATGATGCTTTTAAGAAGATACCTCAAGGCTCATTTGACATAACTACAGTTGGAGTTGAAAAAGTTGACATAGTCTTGATTGAAAGAAGAGGTGAGCCTAGGTGGGATTAGAATATATCTATACAGATGCTAACTATAACGAATTAGGATACCTCACTCATTTCAACGCTGACATTGAGATAGGAAAGTATGATGTAAGTAAGAACGATTTTGAATTGACATTATCCTTGGAAGATAGAGACCCTTTGTTTACTGTGGGGTCTCTTTTCTATAAGGAGAACACTGAAATTGGTGGAGTAATCCAGCAGTTAAAAATTAATACATCTAATAACACCATTACTTTTATCGGTGTAACTTTTAGAGGGCTGCTAGAAAAGGAATACGTACAGCCTCCAGCAGGAAGCGCATATTTGAATCTAAATGCTGAAGCTAACACATGCATCAATGTTTTGATTGGTGACAGGTTCGATGGTCTCTATACTGTCGATAATATAGGCGCTAGTAATATCAATGTTAAATATGATGTTAGAGATATTAATCTCTTACAAGCGCTAGAGAAGTCGCTAGATGCGAGTAATGCGAGATTGTGCATTAGGCATCGTGTTGATGGGAAAATCCATCTATATGCCGAAAAAATCAACGATTTAAGCAACACGCTACAGTATGACAATGACTATCAGATAGATATGACAGTAAAGACCGAATCTAAGCCATATAATCATATTTTATGTTTGGGAAAAGGTGAACTCCTGAATAGATTAAGAATTAACTTGTATCTACAGTCTGATGGATCATGGTCAGAATCCAATGAGACTTATGCAGGGCTCAACAGGAAGACATACAAACATGAGGATGTAAATGTTGAAAAACGTGATGAATTAATCAAGAATGCGACCGAGAAGGTAGCAGAAGCAAACGAGAGCGATACGCTGGAAATCTCTTTTGACGCTGATGATGCAGAACTCTTTGACATTGTCGGAGCAAAAGAAAATATAACGGGCATATCTTTTAAAGAGCCTATAACTCAAAAAATAATCAAGATTAGTGATGATGATATTTCAATTTCTTATAAGGTAGGTGATGCGAAGTGATAAAGAACATTAATATTACAGATGCTGAAGTCAGTGCCGAACTGCATGGATACATGTATCTAGCGTTATATGATTATCAAGGTGTTCTACACGCAGGCAGTAGAATGACGGCGGAGATTGTGTCTAACAATGAAATTAAAATAAATGACGGCATTCTGTGTAATTATGGGCGTTTCATGCGCATTGTTGGCAGTGAAACAGTCAGAATAGAAAACGGTACAAGCGGAGTGAAACGCACTGACTTGATTGTAGCAAGGTTTACAACTACAGGAACAAAAGAGACCCATACACTTGCAGTTATTAAAGGTCCGGCAGGCGGAGCAGAACCATCATACAATCAGACCGACATATACAGCGGTACAGGTACAAGAGACTTAGTATTATATGCGGTGCATCTAGATGGCTTAAATATCACATCTGTTGAGCGTAAATGTCAGGAATACATGAGCATGAGAGAGCTTATTAATAAGGTAAATACACAAGAAAGCGGGACAAAATTCTATGGGCATGATGTTCTCGATGTCAAGAATGGTATTACGTTAGAGGCTAAATGGAATGATACCATTGTGGAATTCTACTGGTATGGAAATCTATCAAATGACTGGCATATGACGGCCGCAGTTGATGGAGAAAAATTCGGAAACGATTCTACAATGAAAAATGTTCTTAAAACACATACAGCTTTCATGTTCGATATTTCTGTTAGTCCAGATTATCCAATCTGGTTTAAGTATTCCAGAGCAAAGAACGGTTTCTGTGTATTCACAATGAAAACTTGCACTGTTCCTAAAGGAACATGGCTTTCGGGCAGTCACATGATGCTCAGATAGGAGGTGCATTTATGATTAGAGGTACATCACCAACAATAACATGTGAGTTTCCTTTTGATGTGTCTACACTTTCTTACGCTTATTTCACGATTGCTCAAAATGAACGAATTATGCTCAATAAAAAAATTGAATGTGAAGGGCTTGAAGGAAGACAGATAAAAATACACCTTACACAGGAAGAAACTCTTAAATTAAAAGAGAATCTACAGGCAGAAGCACAGGTGAGAGGAATTACAAGAGATGGTGAAGCTATCGCATCAGATATCATTAAAATATATGTTGATAAGATCTTAAAAGATGGAGTGATCTGATGTGCAATTTAGGTCTAATGATATTCGATTCAGGTTAAAATTTCATACTAATGATGCATCTTTTAAATTTAAAGTTCATGATATGGAAAACGGCTTCAAATTCCATTATGATGATTTTTTTGAAGTTGACAAAAGTTATGATGCTTATTTAGGAGAGTATGAGGTTGTTCCATCAATCAAAAAACAACAACTAGATACTAAAGATAAGCTAATGAAAAAAGATGTGGTTATTAGTGCAATCCCCTTCTTCGAGACATCAAACGATGAAGGTGGAAATACAGTTTATATAGGAAAGGAATTATAACATGGCAGAAACTAAACATATAAATAAGGTCGTCTATGGTGGCAAGACATTAATCGACTTGACAGGCGACACTGCTACAGCAGACAAAGTATTGAAGGATCTAACATTTCATGATAAGACAGGTGCCACAGTCACTGGTACTTGTACATTTGATGTAGATTCTGGTGATGCGACTGTGGCAGTTGCTGAAATGCTAGCTGGAAAAACTGCATACGCTAGAGGTACTAAATTAACAGGTACTATGAAGAACAATGGTTCTGTTAAAGGAAGCATCACAACCAAGGCACAGGTATATACGATTCCTCAGGGGTTCCACGATGGTTCTGGTAATGTTCAGATTGCTACTGCTGAACAGGCTAAACTTATTCCTACGAATATTCGTGATGGAGTAACAATCCTAGGCATCAAAGGTACTATGTCGGGTACAGAAGGTGCTAAACCTCAACAGAAGACAGTGACACCTAGTACAACTGCGCAAACAATCATGCCCGATACGGGATATAACTATTTATCACAGGTTACTGTTAATCCGATTCCATACGCAGAAAGTGAGAACTCTGCTGGCGGAACTACAGTAACAATCGCATAGGAGTGTTTATATGAGCATCAACAAGGTCATATATAACGGCAAGACATTGATTGATATATCAGACAGTACAGTAACTGATGATAACATTGAAGAAGGGTTGATTGCCTATTCAGGCGACGGAAAAAGGGTGGTAGGAACTAAAATGAATCTAGAAAACAGAAGCAAAAGAAAACTGATTTTCATTGGCGATAGTTATGGAGATGGTTATACTCCTGATGGAAATACCACAGGATGGTGCGACAGACTTAAAAGTAAGTTGGTTAATTGTCACTTTTCTGCCGATAATATATACATCAATCACAAAGGTGGTGCATCCTTTTCTAATCCATCTAATAACTATTTGACTCTTCTTAAAGGTGTTCAGGTGAGCAATAAAAAGATGGTAACAGATGTGCTGATTGGTGGTGGCTATAACGAACTGGCATATGGAGATAAAGCAGACACTGTTAAATCCAACATCGATACGGTGATATCATATGTACAGAGTACATATCCAAATGCAGTTGTTCACTTTGCCCCCTTTGGTGTTGCATTTAAAAACAGAAATAACCAGTTCGCACTGAGGTATAAATTGATGCCTGCATACATATCAAAAGCATGCTATACAAATCAGCCTTTTATGCTAGTTCCAGGTGCTGAGAACATTCTGTCTTTTGAAAATATGATGAGTTCGGATGGAATCCATCCGAATGATTGGGGGCTAGAAAACATTGCCGAGTATCTAAAGGGGTATATTCTAGGTACAGGTAGCAGTGCCATGGATAAGAGACAGTTGAGCGTAAGTTTAAATGGAGGTACATTTACTGGAACTATGTACGGGCAGTCTCTAGGCGATATAAATATATATCGTATTATGTTTAATTCATCGGTTAAGAATCTTAACTCCAATGGAGTAAATGGATTTAAATTGTATAGTCCTCGTATTGGTGATGCTTTCCCTTGGAGGGCCCCTAATATGGGGTATACGGATGCCAATGCAATCATACAAGCAAACGGTGGATTCTTCGACGTTCCTGTCAAATTCAATGTAAACAACAGCAATGAGCTATATATGCAGATCAAGCAGTGTAACTCTGCTCACAACAATTATCAGAGTTATTCGAACATCACTCAGATACAGCTAGATGCATGGATCATTGCAGAAAATATGTAAATAAAGAGGTAATAAAATGAAATTATACGACACATCATTGAAATATATGGACACTCTTAATGCAGTAGGGGGCACTATTGTAGCAGTGTTAACCGCTGCATTAGGTACGCACTGGTTTTTATTTGTAGGTTTTTTAGTCTTGAATATTATCGACTATATTACAGGAGTTAGAAAATCTAGATTGACAGGCAAAGACAACAGTGCAAAGGGAGTTAAGGGTGTCTGGAAAAAACTAGGCTACTGGTTAATGGTTTTAGTTGCTTTCTTAGCTTCTGCAATCTTTATTGAGATTGGTAAGACTTTAGGAATTGACTTATCTGTAACTGCTTATATTGGTTGGTTTACAATCGCATCATTAATCATCAATGAGTTACGCAGTATCTTAGAAAACTTTGTGGAGGCTGGCGATAATGTGCCAGCGGTACTTACAAAAGGATTAGAAGTTGCTGAAAATGCTATTAACAAGGAGAAATAATCATGGCAAGTTACTTTAATCTAACACTTGATACTCTTGCTCCCCAGGGGCTTACTATCAAGTTAAATAATGGCTCTCAGTATACTACATCTAAGAATGTTACTTTAAGCATCTCAGTATCTGATACATCCACATCAGGATATCAGATGAAGGTTTGGGGGATTGATGGAGCATCATCTGAAGATAGTGCTTCATGGGAGACTTTTGCATCAACAAAAAGTATTGCACTTCCAACAGGCGACGGACTCAAGACTGTATACGTAAAAGTACGTGATGATGTCTTCAATGAGACTGCTGCTGCATCTGCTACAATCACATTAGATACTTCAGTGCCAGCGGTAACAATTATCGGACCAGATGTTTCAAGAATCTCTAAGACAGCACCTAAAAACGTTGCTACATTCAGTTTCACTTCTGACGTCGCTTTCACAGAATATAAGATTAAGGTAGTACCTTCTAAATCATCGTTACATGATGCTGGTACATTAATCGGAACTGCAAACGGCTCTACAAATATGAATGCAACAGGTACATTTAAGGCTAGCACAGCAATCTCTTGCAAGATTTACGGCAAAGACCTTGAAGCAGCTTCAAGTGGCGATGGTGAGAAGATCATCAAGGTATTCGTTAAGAATGCACACGGCACTTGGTCAGTAGCATAACGATATGGCACAGGAATATACAGTAACCGCAGAAGCCACAATGCCTAATATTCATATTTCGGGCAGTGGGCACAACAAAGAGAAGGTTACATGGACTGTTCCTTGTCTTCCCTCTAATGCGATAGTCATCAATGTGAAATTCACAGGGATATTTAACTGTTCTTATACATATGCCAATGCAGTTAGATTTACGGTCAATGGTGGAGATGTTTATAAAAAAACAGCAAGTAAAACTATTGATCTTGGCACAGACTTAAATGGGTCTATAGAGTGTGAAGCTTGGGGGTCATCGTGGGCTGCCGTTGGTAATGTATGGCTTACTGACGGGCTTGTTACTATCACTTACAGACTAGCTGAGGCGCCTATTGTGACAATCGATAGCATTGATAAGTATCGAATATCTAGGATGCTCGGGATTAATGAATGCGTTTGTAAATTTCATTGCAATATGGATGTGACAGAATGGGAAGCTCGTGCGACTCGTGAAGGCGAAGCATCAGGGAGAGGAATAGGATTGCTTGTGGAAAGTGGCACTGATCTAAAAACAGGCAGCACAGGAGTAGTAAGTGTGTTAGACACAGAATTGTCTAAGGGTGATGGTGATTATCTTATTAGAATCTATGCTAAATCTGCAGATGGAGTGTGGTCAGGATGAGTAGAGGATGGTTCACCCTTTATCTTTATTCAGGGCCAGATGAAGCACAATCCACTGAAGTAGATATAGAAGTCTCTCATACCGTTGATGTGGATATTAGCAAGTATACACATGCTAATGCTTCAATAGATGCTGATCATGGGAATATCAATATAGCTGCACAAACTGCATTAGATGCTGAAATTGAAGTAAGCAACATAATGCATATAGATATTGGAAAGGTTTCGCCTTTTGAAGGAGATGGATAAATGAATTGCAATAAGCGTGATATAGATGTGATTGAAGGAACTACACATCTTATCAGATTTTCGTGCTCGTCTGATGGCGAGCCTTTTAATTTCAATGAATATAAGGCGCTTCTTGTTATTATCGATGGTGATGAGATAAGAAGAAAAGAAACAACCATAAAGGATAATGTCATCACTGCACGAATAGATCCTACAGATACACTAGGCAGAAGTAGAAACGAGCTTTCTTATGAATGCCGTGCTTTTTCAAGTGCAGGAGATGTATTTCATATCTCTTTAGGAGATATCAATGTAATCAAGGCAAAGGCGCCTATTATAAGATATGAGGAGGATTAGTGATGAAAATATTTATTTCTCAGCCTATGAAAGGCCTGTCTGAAGAAGAAATCAGACACAATAGAGAAAAGGCTATCAAAAAAATTAAAAGTCTCTATGGTGATGATGCTGAAATTATTGATAGTTATATTGAAGAAAAAGGCAGTCCTTTGTGGTGTCTTGGAAAATCCATTGAATTATTATCAACTGCAGATGTGGCTTATTTTGCTTCTGGGTGGAATAAGGCAAGAGGCTGCAGAATCGAATATATGTGTGCATCAGATTACGGAATAGGTGCATACTTAGAGGAGGAATAAGGATATGATTATTAATGTACATGGTGGACATAGTTTAAAATGTCGTGGAGCAAGTGGATTATTAGACGAAGTCAATGAAGATAGAAAAGTTAAAAACAAAGTAATTGAGTTATTAAGAGCAAACGGACATACAGTATATGACTGTACTGATGATAATGGAAAAGACCAGAATTCTAACCTAAAAGCAATTGTAAACAAGTGTAATGATCATAAGGTTGACTTAGATGTCTCTATTCATCTCAACGCTGGAGGCGGAACAGGTACAGAGGTATATGTCTATAGCGACAACTCAAAAGCCAAAGATGAAGCTGAAAGAATCGTCAAGAATATTTCTAACACTCTAGGCATTAGAAACAGAGGTGTTAAAACATCTACTAAGTTATATGTGTTGAGAAAGACTAATTCTCCAGCACTACTTGTTGAGTGCTGCTTTGTTGACAACGCTATTGATAAAGTGAAATGGAACGCTGACAAGTGCGCAAAGGCAATTGTAGAGGGTATCTTAAATAAGAGTGTTAATGAACACGTTGAAACTCCTACACCTAAGCCACAGAGCAATGCATCTAATGCTTTAGGTACTTATATGATTACTGCTAGTGATTTAAGCGTCAGAACAGGACCAGGGGCTAACTGTAGAAGAAAGACATATGAGGAATTAACTAAGAACGCTAAGGCTCACGATTACGATAAGGACGGATGTCTTAATTACGGTACTCGTGTCACTGTATCTCAATTCGATGGAGATTGGGCAAAGATTCCTAGTGGATGGGTTGCGAGAAAGTATTTGAAAAAAGTCTAATTTAAGTTTTATTATGAGGTTATTCATAAAGATGTTGACTAAACTCGACTAAATCTCGACTACACAACAATTTATATTCATAAGAAAAGACCAGGGCTTAGTTGCTCTGGTCCTTTTTTGCTTTCTCAATATCATCTCTTATAAGTTTTTTAATGTAACCCATTTTAGATTCGACATGATCAAGTTTTTCTAGAATGTCTGCATCTGTTTTCTTATTGAATGCAAGATTGACACATTTCGTCATCTTCTTAGCATAGTTTGCACTTGCTTTCTTCTGTGCTTCAGTTGACACGGTTATACCTCCTTTAGAATAATTTTGAAATCAAGAATACTAATACTGCAATAAGCCCAATCAATTCGATAGCTTTTAAAATTAATTTTTCCATTGTTTTCTTTGAAAAGTGGTTTTATAATAGTGATAGGAAGAGAGGACAAGCCCCTCAACCTACTTAGTTAAATAGTTTGATTAGAATCAAAATCCAACCAATCAAGGAAATGATTTTAATCACTAGCGCTTCGAATAGGTCCAATATTCGAAGCATTTTTTTTAACTTCTTTTCCACTTTTCTTACCTCCTTTCTTGATTATAGTATATCATAAAATTATATAAATGTCAATGTATATTGATATAACTAAGGAATTATTGTATAAAAAATATCAGTAAACAATGATAGTTTTTGTGTTTTAATTATGTTGTTTCTAACGCTCATTTTGAGTGTTAGAACTTATCCAAAAATAAAAAAATGGCTTATTAAGCCATAAAATTAGAATCATAAGTGAGCGTTAAATAAGTGTTAGAATGAGCGTTATAAATATATGATGTGCCACTAAGTAGGTACTAAACTAGTAACGAATCAGTAACAAGGGGTAAAAAGTCTAGGAAACAAGCCAATTTTAACATCATATATAAATGTTTCATAATAAATATAACCCCTTTCATTGGATGATAAGTTAATTATATCTATTATTTAAGAAAAATTTAAGGTGAAAGTACACAAATAATACACTTTTCTTTGTTAAGATAGTGCAATAGATTAAGGAGTGGTGGATATGAATGAATTAAAAGGCCTCTCACAACAAGAGGTACAAGAAAGAATAGAACAAGGACAGGTGAACTATACAGGTCAGTCTATTTCTAAAACTAAAAAGGAAATTGTGAGACAACATACTCTTACATATTTCAACTTTCTAAATATATTTTTAGCTGTTTTGATTGTGATTTCAGGACAGCTGCAGAACTTAACTTTTATTGGAGTTATGGTAGCTAATACAATATTAGGTATCATTCAGGAGTTCAAGGTTAAGAAAACTATTGATAAGCTAAGTGTTGTTACAGTAGAAAAAGTTAAAACACTTCGTAATGGTCAGCTGATTGATGTACCTGTAGAAGAACTTGTTATGGATGATATTATTTTCTTGACAGCTGGCAATCAGATTGGCACAGACTGTAAGGTTGTAGAAAATCATGCATTAGAAATCAATGAATCTCTTTTGACTGGGGAAT